CACCAGAAGTTATTTTATTAAACCCAGTGTCGGCTTTACCTACCTTAGCCTCAGAAGAACGCATCGCAGTTGGTCGACCAGCAACCGCAGCTTCGGATGCAGGTTGAAGGTACGCAGAAAGACGAGAGCGTATTCTCTAAGTTTGTTCGTGCAATCCTTGACTTGTTTGGTTTGGGTAATGGCAACTTCACTGCGCTATCCGACTTGGTAAACATTACCGACAAGATGTTGGATACAGAAATAACCACTCCTTCAACTGCACCGCAGACGTTCCAGCAAACACAGGACGAGCGTACGCAGAAGGAAAAAGAGAAAGCTGTAAGACACGCATTTAAAGTTGTCGACAAAAGCTTTGACGCCGAAGAGATTTCAGAACAGACAGAGGTTCTTCAACGCCTACGTAGTCTTGACGTAGCCCCCTTACTGCAAGAAGCGGTTGAGGGTATGAGTGATCTGCAAAAGAAAGCTATTGCTAAGACGCTGTCCACTCCGCTGATTGCAGAGATTGGCGGCATAAACGTGCCTGAGTTAATAAACACTAATCGCTTGCTTGAGCAATTAGACGGCGCAAAGATGCAGATGCTCAAGGCCGGTGCCAAAACAATTGACGACATCAAACGCCTTATCCCAACGGAGCAAAGCCGCAAAAAGGTTTCACGCGCTGCGCTTGTGTTTACAGTTTCTAAGATAGACCCAAGGGTAGACAAGTCTGTTGTTGAGCTAAACAACATGTACAACGCCCTGACCCCAGACGAGAAGAAAGCACTCGATGAGATTGCTGGGTTCTATGATGATGCAGCCGACCACCTTGATTTCATCTTGGAAGAGAACGCTAAAGCTCTCAGACCCGGCGAAGCTCAAAAGCTAATTGCGGCTGTGCGTGAAGTGCTTGGCAAAGAAAACCGCATTCCGTTCTACGTGCCACTAGCCCGTGACCAAGACGGCAAGTACTGGCTTCGCGCTGGCCCCGGTGAATTCTACACACGCAAAACTTTGAGAGAGCGTAATCGCTTAGCCAAAGCTCTTGCTAAAGAGCGCAACACCACCATGCGTCAACTGATCGAAGACAAAGAGATCGAGATGGGTGATGACGTTGATGTGCTACGCAAGAAAGTACTCGACTCAAGTGACGCACTGCGTAAGTTGTTCATCATGATTGAGGACGCTGACTTTACCGCAGAAGAGCAAGGTGCATCCTTACAGAAAGCCAAAGATGGCATGAAGGATTCTGTGTTCCAGCTATGGTTGCACATGCAGCCTGAGAGCAGTGCGCGTAAACAGTTTATCCATCGTAGTGCTATGCCTCCAGCGGGCTTCCGCACTGACGTACTTCAGAACTTAGCCGAGTCGGTATTGAAGTTTGCTAACCATACGTCAAGACTAGAGTACGCTCCACAACTGCGTAGGTCTGTCTCTCAAGCACATGCTTCTATTGCAGAGCGCCCAGAGTACACACCTTATGTGTCAGAGATGGCGTTGCGAGTAAACGATACGTTAGCACCCGTTAAAGAAAGCGGCCCTATGGCTGCGGCAAGGTTTGCTAACTCGTTTACCTTTGGCTACTACATGAGCGAGTCTACTGCACTGTTGCAGTTACTTAGCGTATACCAAGTCGGCACTGCTCAATTGGTGAAGCACTACCCAGTAGCGGCTGTTGCCAAAGAGATGAAAAACATGGGCGCTGTTTGGAACACCATGGGTGTGAAGAACGAGTACGGTGATTGGGTGATGCCCACGATTGAACAGGCGTTGAACGTAAAAGATTCGCCTACCGATTCACCTGCTGTAAAACTGCGCAAAGATCAAGACCGTGCGTTCATCGACGCAATGAACGAGTTAAACATATCTGAGTCCACAGGTGTTCGTGACTTGATGGGCTACAAGGATATGCCGACTGAGAAATACGGCAGTAAGTATGAACGGGCTAAGCGTATTGGCAGGTTTGTGGTAGGTGGACTCATCCACGCTACTGAGCGTATGTCACGTGAAATCATGTTCATGTCCAGCGCCCACCTCGCCAGAGACAAGGCTGTTGCGGAGTTTCGTGAGTCGGCAGAGTACGCCGCCGCACCAGATAAGATCGCCGCAGAACGTGCGTTTGGCGAAGCCAATATGGACAAGTGGGCAGAACGCGCCGCTAAAGATACAAACTTGGCTCTGTTTAATTACAGCGAGTCGGCTAAGCCACGCTACATGCGTAATGCACTGGGCAAGATTTCATTGCAGTTCTTTACGTACATGCTGAACGTTGGCTCGTTCCTCTTGCGTAATCTGATTGGTTTGATTAAGCCTTTACCCGGTGAGACTCGTACCGAGTGCCTACGCGCATTCACTGCTTTGATGGGAACTACGTGGACGCTTGGTGGTGTATCCGGAACGTTTGGCGTGCCGATTGTATTTGGATTCGTAGCCGCAATCATGAAGGGTCTGAAAGACGCTGACGAGCCCGATGAGTTGAAAGACATAGACAACTTAGAAGCGTATAAGATTTGGCTATACGAACAACTTGGTGACACAACTATCGGTGGCAAGCCTCTTGCTCAGATCATTGACCAAGGCCCAGTCAATGCGTTTACAGGTCTCGATGTTTCTTCACGCACAAGCTTGAGCAATGTGTTGACACCGCCAGATGTTAAAGAAGCTAGGACTCCCAGAGAAGGTGTACTGGGCTACGCGCAGCTAATTGGCGGACCAAACCTCCAAGCAGTATTGGCTCTTGCCGATGGTGCCGACCTGATGATTAAAGGCGAACACTTACGTGGCGCTGAGAAGATGATGCCTTGGGCGGCTGTGCGCAATAAGATGACCGCCGTTCGTCAATACACAGAGGGCGAAAAAGGTCTCAAACTTGGCGACGATGTTATTGAAGCCGAGTTGTTCTACGCGGGTGAGTTACTTGGGCAGGCGGTCGGCTTGCGCCCCGTGCTTCTATCCGATGTAGCCTCAGCTAATCGCAAGGCACGTGATACGGTGGCTAAGGTTGTGAATCAAAGGTCTAAGCTACTCGACCAGATTGATCGTGCCGACCGCAGTGGAGATGTGGATGCGTCTATTGCCGCACGTGAAGCTAAAGATAAATTCAACGCTAAGAACAGCGCACTGTTCCCCAAACTTGTTATCTCTAACGAAGATGTGCAGGGCTTTAAAGAAGGTCGCAATGCGTCCCGTAGCAAATCGTTTGGTGGGTTCGAATACACACCACAGAACAAAATTGTTGCAGAACAGATTACAGACCGCTCTCGTGATGCGCTAATCAAACGCGAGAAGGAAGTGGCGGAGCGTAAGAGAATTGAGTTGAACGGAATGGCTAACAGGTGAAAAAAATCCCCGGTGATTAGCCGGGGATAAAAGGAGAGTAGCAACTCAAACTCAAGGACTCACATGACAATGGGTTCAGTCTAAATTAAACACGCCACACGCGCAAGCCTTTAATCCCATCTTCTATGACTACTTTTGTAACGGTAGTCATCTTCAATCTTTTACTTATAGCGGCAATTTCTTGCCGGGCGGCTTTCTCGTCAATGCAGGGTACAAAGAAAGAATAGCCGCGCCGGAACTTAGGCCAGTCAATCCGATACGTTACTGTCTCGATTTTCATCGGTAGCTACGAATGTGTCCATCTGCAGGAACTCGGCGGCAGATGCGTCAAACTTCAGAACACGCACAGCAGGGGACACAACCTTCATGCCCTTGGACATGCGCTTGTTAACGCCCTCAACATAAATCTTAGCGTTGCCCAACTCCTTGAGCGTAGTCTTGTAGTTGATCTGCTGTTTGACGCAGAAGTCTTTGAATTGCTTGGCCGCAATAAATAGTTCTTTAGTATCTGGCTCGTAGCGTATGAGCAGCTCTCCACGGGGCTCGAGCATGGGCATAGACTGCAGGTTACTACGAGCGTCGACTTCACCATTTACTACTAAAGCATTATTAATGTGAGCGTTAACGAACTCACCAAGGATAGTCACGGGTGTTGAGTTTGGCGGCTGGATTTCAAACCGCATCTCGCCGAGCATGCCTTTGAGCCACTCGTAAACTGCCTTCATGTCGTAGTCGTGCAGTTCCAACTGTGACGCAATCAAACCACCGGCAATGTTACATGCGGCAACACCAGACCAGAAACGCTCCTTCTGACTGAACTGAACCTCGCGGTCAAGCCGAGCCTGAATCTTACGCATCAGGGCTACTGCTTCTTCCAAGTTGTTGACTAGCCACTGAATGTAAATGTCACCGGCATGCCCAAAGTTCTCACGCATCTGGTGGTCAAACATCTGCTTGCCTTCTTGCACGTCGATGATGCCGTTGGGCTCGATCTTGTACTCAAGCAGACGCATGGACTCACCATCAGGCGTATTCTTCGCTACACCTAACTTCTCATAGAAGCTGGCGTTTGCTGAACATAGGGTAATCCCTTGCCACTTAGTGTTGTTAACACGCAACGTATTGGTTGAGCCATTCATCTTGTCTTTGCCCCGCCCCTGCGAGATGCTGTAAGCCAAGTCTGAAAACTCCATACCGCTTAGGTTGGTGATCTCGTCGATCGTATTGGGCAGATTGTTCATCACACCCAGTCGGTGCATCTTTGCGTTGAACGTATCCTTGTACATGGAGGTCAACTCTTTGGGCTGACCATACACACTGTTGCACATAAACAACGCAGTCGACTTACCGGAGCCGGACTCGGGGTGAATCACATTGATGATCGCACCTTCAAGACCTGTAAATTTCAACAGTGGTGAGCCGAACGCTGTGAGTGCGGCAAACGCATGGGGTTCCAGACCCGGCTTAGCGTACATGTTGAATGCTTCTTTCCATTTCTCCATCGTGCCCTTGGGCACAATCTTCTCGGCAACATCTTTCGTGGTGCTCGATGGTGGGCTGTAGAAAATCCCATCTTTTGTAATTTCTCTGTCGCCGAGGATGAACTTACTGTCCCCGTCGACCCAACCAAACTGAGTTCTCATGGTCTCTGCCTTTTTAACGTACTGCAAATTTTTAATAAAGAACACAACAAATCTTGCGAGTGACTCGTACTGTGACTTGTGAGCCACAACGCCGTGGTGTGCCAACTGTTTGCGCAACTCATCAGGTGAGGAGATAGCCATCGTGGAGATGCTGAACTCTCGGACACCGTCGTGCGGTAAGTGCAAACGGAACAAAGCCACTTCGCCAACTTCAGGGTCACGCATGCGCTTGACTACATAGAAGTCATGCTCGTACACAAGTTTCGGCTCGGCTTCGTCGTCTTCGCTCTCGGGGCGAATATAGACACCACCATTCTTCCCACGGAAGAACGGGAATGGGTACTCAGGGATATGCTGTATCTCAACCTCGCCGTTCTCATCTTCGACGGCGTATTCGTTATCTTCTGCATCGGCTTCTTCAATCTCAACACCGAGCATGATGGGCGATTTAATTTTGCCTCTATGGATGCAACCCTCGCAACCTTGCGGATTGAGTTTTGCAAATGTCGCGCAATGATGTGGGCCACCTTTACTGCGTAGGTTATTGACTTTGTTGTCAACTTCCATGGCATCGTAGCTCTCATGTTCGCTCGACAGTTTGTGTGCGGCCTTGTCTCCATCTACGCAAAAAGCTGCAATAGAAAGAGCGGAGCGCCACAATGGTTCGTCAATGTCATTCTGATTTGCAAAGCAATGGTTAAGCTGAGCGCAACCATCTTCACCCTTCATCATGATGGTCTTGAAACGCTTGACCTTGTTACCCATGAGTGCTTCCATCATCGGGCTCATTGTGCGCGGGATAAAGTCGGGCAAGTCATTTTTGGGGTCAGGCGCACCAAGCAAGTCTTTAAACTCTTGGTATGACAGGCGAGGAGTCAACTCGTTAAGTACTGTTACCTCTTTAGGCTCTGCCTGTTTGAAGTTGAATGTGCCGGGGATGCGCAGTACACGTGACGCCTCAAATACTGAGGAGTCCACAATGAGACCTTGCTCGACGCACAACTCACGAAGCCGATTGGCTAGTGCTTCCCACTCATTGCGGGACACTGTTTCTTGTAGCAACCAGTACGCATGAATGCCGTAGCCGGAGCTGACTAATATTGGCTTGGGTAAGCCGACCGCAACGCAGAACTTCTTGAACTCATCGAGTCCAATCTGCTGATCGAGATAGCCCTTGATAATGCCTTTTTCGTTGGGTACACCTTTGGTTGGACCACAATCAATGTCCATCCACAGAGCACGGAAGTATTTTGCATTTGCATGGGTGCGATTGTCTAACGTGCCGTACTTGGCGCATCCGTAGAATACGTCAATCTTGCGTGAAACAAACCGCTGCGCTAACTCTTCAACCTCTTCCTTAGTATCTACAAAATGCTGGTCAGGATACCTACCAATCCCTAGTACACAGTAACGCCCTTCCGGTGGCAGAACTGTATCGAGTAGATCGAAGGTTGACATGTTTTAGTTTAGTTGGTGGTGAGTTTTGATTTGGAGGATGTAGTCGCTGATTGCTTTATCGTAGGAATGAAAGGGGACTGAGTCCCCCTTAAACCAATTGTAGACAGTCATCCGAGTCACCCCGAGATCGTCTGCAACCTTGTTAACACTTAGGTTTACGCGAATACAAACCCTACCCAAAACTACACCCAGAGACTTAGTGCTTGCCTTTTTGTTTGCGTACACCAAGCTCTGGCTATAGCCATAGGTCATGTTTACTCCTCGTCACTCCAAGCCTTCACCACAGAGTCAAGGTCTTTCTTAACTGTGGGCTTAGGGTCGGCTTTCTTCTCACGCTTAGTTGGCTCTTCAATAGGAGACTCAACTTTAGGCGCGGCGGCTTTAGGTGCTTCCAACTTAGCTTGCTTACCCGCCATGTCTGCTTGGTACGGTGTCATAACTACCATCTTCAGCACGTCAGGCTTCTTAGCAACTTCACTGGTCACAGCGTACTCACCTTTGTTGATGAAGCGTGTGGGTGTGAACAACACAGACTGGTTGTCGTTCTCTTCGTTGAAGCTGATCTGCGTAACAACGTAGTCCAAGCTCTTGCCGTTGTTGGCTAAGTACTTAGAGTAGTTTTCAAACGTGTGTGAGTTGTCACCCGCACCGTCACCAAACAATGACTTAGAAGCCAAGTTCATTTGATAGACTTCGCCTTCGAGTGAAGTACCGAAATCTTCTTCCAACACAAGCGCAATGCGGCGTGAATAGCGGCAAGCTTTAGAGTTACCCATACCTGAACCCTTGGTGTTTTGGGTGCAGTTGTCGCAACGCTCGGCTTGTTTGTTTGCTGAACCCTCGTCAGGTGTACGTCCGTCATTGCTGAAGCAATCAGGCGCAGTCGGCTCGGCATCGGGGCTCCATGCTTTTGCATAGAAGATGCGTCCCACGGCAGGAGAAGCGTTAACAACGATGGCGTTCAGGTTGCCCTTGATCTTGCCCATCTCTTCACCGCCGACTGTCTTACGGAAGATTCCGTTTTTAGGCACGATGCGTTTAACGCCAGACTTACCGGCGAGTTGTTTTGTAAGATCACTAACACCTGCTGTTTGCAGGAAGTCGGGGAGGTCTTGGTTGAGAATTGTAAGGTTGCTCATTTCATTTTTCCTTAGAACGTCTAACAACCACGGAGTAAGAATTCTCCACATTGAGGCCAAGTGGTAGAACTGTGGGATTCTCAGAGAGGAAGTCCTTCATGTTTGTTTGATGAAGTCTCTTCTCCAACAGGCCAAATGCACCGTGCTCCTCTATGAAGTCGTACATTGAATCCCAATCGTTCGTCCAGTACCGTGACTTTACTGAGCGAATGATTGTGCCGTGTGGGGTGCGAATGCTGTCGGCATTCATCTCTTTGCATACATCGAGCATCTGTGCTTCTAAAACATCCATCTGCTCTTTGAGGTCTGTGTCTTCAGCTTCAAACATGCGCTTGTTGTCGGCACGCTTGTCTCTGATCTTGATGTAGATTGACGTTAGCTTGGCTAAGTCCATCGGGGTGGTTCGGTTCTGAACTTCGTCGTCCATCTGATTCTCCTAATAAGGTGTGCGGCAGTAGCAGTTCACATAAAGCAGTGTGTTTGAATTCAAAAGACATGGATGTTTTAGGATACAACGGCGCTAACCCATTGCCCACCACTGCCACACAATTCAAATTATATTCTAACTTTTTACAATGTCAAGACTCTTCTGAAGAAATTTCTTGCTTGTACAGATCAATTACTTTTTGGTGGTTGTCAATGTTGTTCTGAAGCATCGAGTACATGCGGGATTCAATTGGACTTCCCTTGATGTGTACGATGGTCATGTTATTGACTTGGCCCGGTCTGTCGATACGTGCATTGGCTTGCAAGTACGTCTCAACGCTGGTGCATGGAGCATGCCAAATGCTTGTATTGG